TTAGACTGCTTGCTTAAATCTTTTAAGAAATTCTTATTAAAATCATCACCGAAATAATCTTTGGCTTTGACTTTGTCGTTGTACTCTGGCTCTTCTAAAATAGATTCGCCTGAACCTTCTAGTTCAAATCCTGCATGTTCTGCTTCTGCAGGTTCGCCGCCGTTTCGAACTCGTAAATGGCTTTCTGGAACTAGACATTTGATTCGCTCAATGATCTGTGGTGCTGTAGTAGGATACTCGCAGACAACCTCAAATACGTGAACTTCAACATTGTTTAGATCTGGAAAATCTAAAGCCTGTGTTTGAATAGGAGTTTTTGATTTCTCTATCAAACTAGCTTTACAATAGCCTAGATATTCTTTGACTTTTTTGGCAAAACCTTCAGGCAGCTCTCCAGCCACCTTGATCCTAAAAGGATAGGTTTTTTTACTTTCAGTTAGGTACTCTTGAAATGACTTCATAGTTGTATTTAGTCCTTTTGAGCTAATTTTTTAAGGAGCTCGTTACGATCAGTGATCACGTAGCCTTCTCCGTTGATCATACCATCTGTGCCGTCACCTTCGGCAGCAGCATCTTTGTCGATCTTATATTTTTTAAGCTGTAGATCAACAGCTTTTAACTTTTTCTCTATCTTTGCATTTTTAGCAGTAATAGCATTGCCCATCATACTAGCAGCTACTTCAAAAATGCGGCCTGCATAACGTACTTCTACATTCATACCTAGATCCATTAGATCGTCATAGGCTTCTTCTGCTTTCTTCGCTAGATTATCAAGCTCTGTTTCATCAGCAGTTTCTAACTCTGGAATAACTGGCAAGCTTCTAGTGATTTTTTCTACTTCTTTAAAACTAGTATCAAGATCAGTGATCTGTTGATGTTCCTTTTGAGGTTTTTCAGCTTCAACTTTTTCCGGTTCGTTTTCTGGCAGATTAAAGAGTTCTTCGAGTTTCTTAGTCATACTATACTTATCGTCCTTTTTTGCCTTGATGAAAAATATCCGATTCGTTGACTACTCGAAATTTGATACCTTGCTGTTTGCACCATTTATTAGCGGCTTCCCATTTGGCCATATTCTTAACATACTGTTCTTGATTATAACGATTGTTACCTACATTCTCTCTCAGTGTTTGATTAGCAGGTTTAACTTCTACAACTTCGGCATGTTTCTTTCCAGTTTTGTCTTTGTAAACAATGAAAAAGTCCGGCACGTAGATCGTGTATTTTCCTGTTAGAGGATCTCTATAAGGTATCTGTATGCTTTCGCTGGCCCAATTCTCTACTCCGTTGTGCTCATCTAACATTCTCATGAATATGAACTCCCACGAACTGCGAGCTAACGGTGTTCTAGTCCCGACATACTTTGTGGGATTTTTCATTTCAAAACGACCTTGAGCAAACTTAGGCATTATGGATCAATATTTCTTGAAGCGTCTATTTTAGTTACATTGGTAACTCTATAGCCCAGTGAAGAAATAGATTTTCTATTATTGTTTAATATGTTGGCAACTAGAGCAGATAGCTGTACAGAATCAAAACCTTTGAGGGTATCAATGATTTTAAAAACAGGAAGTTGTTCTATCTTCGCCTGTCTTAGTATTGCTGAAGCTGTGGCAATGCTGGCATCTCCAGCAAAGCCTCTAGTTTCAAAGAATGCAATCGCTGATGAAACATCATTGGCTGAGAATTCTAAAGGATCCTCACCGTATTGATCGAAATATAGTTTAGTAGCTTCTGCAGAATCTTGTATATCTGGATTAGGTAAGTTTGTAGACATTATTCACCTTCGCCTCCCACCACTTGCTTTGCAGAAGCCACTGTGGTATTTGAGTTGCTCTGAGATTTTGGAATCACGGAACCTAGCACACCGCCGATAGTTTTCGCTGCTCCTGTGATTGCTGCAGGGTTAGTGAGTATACCGATGGCTTCTGATTTCAACTGATCCTTGCTGAGATTTTTAAAATTCTTAGCAGTGTTGATAGCACTGATAGCGGTACCTAAAAATCCTCCTACTGATCCAAACGCTGAACCATTGCCTACCGAACCGAACACTTGTTCTAGTCCATCTAAGACGCCGCCCTCGCCTGTTAGTGTGGCAACACCACCACCGGCCACGCTTAGTGGGCTAGGTGTTTGATCGTAGTACAGAGTAGCGAAACCCTTAGGTGTTCCTCTCGACACAGTTCCTTGACTGTATTGTACGGATTCATACTCTACAGTCATTTGGTGGTCCATAAAGTCCGTAGCTGCATAATCGCCTTGACTGTGGTTCCAACTTTTAATTCTAGGATTGATCAGTGTGTAGCCGTTGAATCTTCTTCGACTCATTGTATAAAGACTGATACTTTTAAAGAAGTCAACAGATTTATTGTTGTCTAAACCGTATCTAAAATTTGATCTCGGATCGTTAACTGGTCTATACTTGATATCGCCAAACGCTTCTGCAGGTAGATTTCTATCTGCGCTGTAGTATCCGTAGTACAATGCCCATAGTGCATTGATGATTCCATTGGTGTCATCATGGAAGGTAATGTTCACTGGCTCGTAGTTCAGTGATTTGTAAATTAATTTCTTTCTGTTGTACTGATTCTTTACTACGGAATCAATAGTATACTTTGGCATGTCGGCAGTTTTAACTAGATATCCAACTTCGTCTACGTGATTGTTTTGAAAGACCTGACTCTTTACCGCAGTTCTATCTATTTCAAATCTCACATAGAATAAGAATTTACTTCTAGGGGCCAGTCTGTAGGTGTTGTCAACAAATAGCCTAGTGGCGTGTTGCCAGTTGGCCATTGTGCCTTTGGGTCTAAGAACACCGCCTGTAAACCCTTGTGTTAGATATCTAATGAATTTATTTGCCATATAGATATTTATGCGAATAAAAAAGCCCGGATAAACCGGGCTTTTTATCTAGTAGTTGCGATTAAACTGCGCCGCCACCTGTTACTAGGCTACCTAGTGTTCTTCCTACTGAAGTACCAATACCAACTGTACCTGCTGTCTGGATTGCGTTATCAAATCTGATAGTCAATGCTACCGATGCAGCTTCGTTAGTAGCGTAGTTTAAGTCACCGTAGTCTGCGTTTTGTACAAAGCATCCATAGAGTTCAAATGTTTCTAGAACGTTTGGATTCTGTGCTCCGTTGCCGCCGTCTAAGACTTCAACTTTGGTAGTGAACTTGTAGTCAATACCAGAACGTGCAGAAGCTTGTTCCATAAAGTCGAACTGCTTCTGGATCTGTTGACCTACTAACTTGGTAACATTACCACTGGCGTCGTCACGCAGATTAAGCGTGATTGTTTCCCAGGTGTACTTACCTGCTAGATAGATCTTTGAGTTATAGACAGGAAGCTCCATTTCTTCAAAACTAACTTTAGGTCTAGTTACATCCACGACCTGTCTAGTTAATTCTGTGCTGGCTTCAACACCAAATCCTAATAGTATCACTCGGAAGCGATACTTTAGTTTTGGCATCAACAGACCCTGGTTCGCAGTATCTGTGCCTGGTCTAACGGAATAGTTGTTAAGTGATGTCAATGCCATTTTTAGATTTCTCCTGTATTCTTCAAGCGTAGTGGTATGTAAATGAACTCAACCGCTTTAGTTGGCTCTATGGCAATGTCTACATAAAGTTCATTTCTGTCCACTCTTGAAGGTGTGTTATTTGACTCGTCACAGACAACAACGAAGTCATAGATAGCACGTAGACCCACTAGTTCTAGCAATAGGCTTTCTACTGCACCCTTAATCTCATCTCTAGTGATTTGATCATTAGGTTCAAACAAATATGGTCTTGCTAGTTTGTTTAGTTGGCTACGTAGGTATACCACTAAACGTGCTACGTTAATGCGATCCAATGCTGATGCGTTTCTTGCACGAGTCTTTTGACCAAATGCAACGTGTCCAACTCCTACAAAGAATGGAATCGGGTTGATCTTGAGATCATATAATGTATCTCTTTGACCTTCACCTAGCTGCACAGTCTGGAACTCGCCGCTTAGTGAGTCAATGTAACCAACGGATGTTGCGTTAACAATACCGCCACGTCTTGTACCTGCTGGTGCAAACCATGGATAGCTAACTTGATCGCTTAGAGCCATTGTCTTAAGCATCATGTGGCTAGCTGGAACAACTGCGTTAGCGCCGCTTAGGTCATTGGTAAATCCATTTGGATAGTAGATCGCCAAGTACTCGTCATAGGCTGTGATTCCATCATCGCCTGTGCCTGTAACGCCTGCTGCGTTGGTACCCCAGTTAGTTAATGTTGTAGCATCTGGTGCTAGACGTAGAGGAGTATCACCGATAACGAATGCAGTTAAACCACGATCAATGTTTAGGTTGATCAAGTTCTGCATTACTTCAGGATATCCTGGGCAAGCAATCAAGTTAAAGTTTCTGCGCTCTTCGTCGCGAATCTCTGAACTTGTGTCGATCACACTCTTGATACCTGCTTGTACTACAGCACGTTGAGCGTGTCTGCGGAATGTACCGGAACCGTCTTCGTTGTTTGGTGATGCTGTTACCCAACGATCGGTCGCATAAGCAGTCATTGGTTGACCACCTGCTGCTTCTTGTTCAGGTGAAGTTGAGTATCTTGGATTACGATCATTCTGATCGATGTAGTTGTTTACATAACGCTTAACGTTACCATAACTTCTACGTGTGTTCCATAGCAACATACCTTTTGGATATAATGCTGGATCTGGAGCATCTGGATCTAAGAAATCTGAGCTTAATAATGTTACAATCGATGCTGGATCTGTTGATTCGCCTGTGTCGTCCCAA